ACTCTACGCTCATGCACGTAGGCGACTGCAAAGCCTGTTTGCCAGTTTGCATAGCCTCTAGTGTACGCCATGCCTGTGGAACTAAGATCGACCAACATGCCGACTTCGACACCCCATACAGTACGCCCTAATTGACCCCTAGATGCCTCTGTAAAGGCCGACTGGCCTAGTCTATGGGTATGACCACACACTACGCTTTTTCCTATCCTTCTAGCCCCATTTAAGGCTGTTTGTCCTGGCACTTGACTGAGTGGGAAAGCATCACCATGCACAGCAGTCCAGCCATGCGCCCAGTCATATCCGTAAGGGTGAAACTTAATGCCTAATTTATCGTAACCCATAAATTTTTCGTATTGCAGCTCTGGCAAATTTAGAAAACTGGGTAAACGCTTCTTAATAGATCTATAAAGTCTTATGCCGTGATTACTGCCAAGCACGTCTGTTACTCCTAAGTAACTTAGCACCTGCTGTGTTTGCAGCCGATCATCATTTATGTTGCCTACCATCTCATCTATTGTGCCAGCGTTAAAACCGCCAAGCTGTGGTAGATCTATTTCATCACCAATACAAATAGTTTGATGAGGTCGCCACTTAGCTAAAAACTTACCCGTAGATTTTACTGCAGCCTCATTAAAAAAAGGCACTTGCAAGTCACTTACAAACGCAACACGCTTAATCTTCGTCTTCTTCTGTAGGATCTATACTAGGTATGATGCCGCCATCACCAATCACCCAGTCTGGCATTGTCGCTCTATCTGATACAAAGTACAAGCTACAGCTCTCACTAAAGCCAGCCTTACGTGCAGCCTTGTAGATTTCATTCATAGCAATATAATGCTGATCTAGTTTAGATAATGGCTCAGGTGACTTACGCACAATGCGCTTATTTATCTTCTTACGCTTACGTCTTGTATCAGCCATACTACTATTGTCGCTTAACTATTAAAGAATAAAGATCATCGACACGCTGTTCTAATCTTGTCAACTGATCTTTCATGCTTTGTCCACCATTAGGACGTAATTCGTTAAGCCAACCTTTAACTACAAAACGTAATCCGATTAGACCGCCTGATAGCACAGCTATAACGCCAGCGCCAAAGCCAGCCCATTCTGTAGGGGTCATGCTTCATCTGCACCGAGGCCATAAGCATCGGATTTATCTAAAGCCCTAGCTGCTGGGCCTGCAAGTGCGGACACTATAACTGATATAACTGGATCTAGTCCTAACTCATTACTAGCTAAGAATGTTAAAAATGATACAAGCACACCCCTAAAATATGATTTGAGTATTGCTTTTTGCTTCTTACTGATCTTCATAAGTTACCCCCTAGTAGTGGTATATCGAACGGCTTGCTGTCTTTATCGCCTGCTTTAGTAAATGAACAATGTATATGTGAGCGGTGCGGATTTATACCTTTGTAATTACGCCATTTCCAATTTAATATTTTCGAGCATATCCGCCCGTTATAGATGACGTATGATATGCGTGAATCCGATTTGGCTGCAATTCTGATTTGGTCAGCCAGATAAGGTGCGAGGCTGTCGGATGACTGTAACCAAGCATTAATATCAATTGCTCTGCAAACTCCCCCTGCGCTCCAGTCTGGATTATGATCCGATTTTCTGGCGGAATGGCGACTATCGCCCAGCCATCCTTCTGGACTTTTAGTAGACCTATCCGGAAACCAGGTATCAATCTGATCTCTCAACTGTGTACCTGCAGCGCATAGCCATGGCTTCATTATGAAAGAAGTAAAGCGGCTTCCTCAGCTGTAATTCCAAGTTTGTTTAATAATGCTGCTCTAGCAGTTGCCTTTGCTTCGGCTTCATTCTGCGCTGCTGTTTTTTGTTTTGCTATTTGTGCAAACTCAGCAACTTGTTCTTTAGTAGCATCCTCAATAGTTTCTACACCTGTTGAGCAATTAACAATTTGTACCTTTGTCATATTAGTTTACTCCGTAAAATAGAATAGTACCGCCTGTAAATGTTGCACCTTCAATATCAAAAACTAATGATGTAATTGCTGTGTTTGATCTAAATGCACCGCCACCAATAATACTTCTATTTACAGAGCTACCATTAACGCAGAATCCGCTAAAAATATGTGGCTTGTATGAATCTGTTGAAGTGTAATTACGTATGGTCAAAGCCCAAGCATTATTAGTTGAATTGCTCATTTCTGCACCCCCACCTGATAAACGAATTACTCCGTTTTCTGTTGAAGTTGCAACCCCTTCTCTAACTATGCTTTGATCAGTTAAATTATTGACATTGTTTGGTAAAACTCTAAAACCATTAGTACCTGATGCAAAGGTTATATTTTTTGCCACTATGTAAAGAGATTTGTAGGTTTGTGGAATGCTGGATAAAGTCACAGAAGTTGATGAGCAGGTGCTTGTGCTAATTAAAGTCATGCCACCACTTGCAGCAGCAGCGCCAGCGGCTTTAATAAATATGGCTGCGGATGTGCTAGTAAAATCTAATGTGCCACTCTCATATTGTGCTAATGCTAATGATGCAGAAGTATTTACTGTGGCTGTGCCAGCTGTAATTGTACAAACTCCAGCACCTAAATTTGTTATCTGTACTGTGTCACCTGCTGCAAACAAAGCAGTGTTTACAGTTATTGTTGTTGCACTTGCATTAGACATAGATATAGCTGTACCAGCATCGGCTGCTACTAATGTGTAACTAGCAGTCTTAGCAGACGCAGCACCACCTAGCATGGCTGTCTGTTGCAGTGAAGTCATCTGTGCAGCTGTTAATACCTGCCCAGTCGTGAAAGTCTGTTTTGCCATGATACCCCTTAGTAACTTAGGACATTATAGTCTAAAGTGCCATAAATCGTGTCATTTAGGACAAGGGCATCTAATATAGGCTCTAATGTAGTGAACGTGGTTTTCCAACTATTTGGCGATATATTCATTTTTACGCCAAAAATCTGTAGTGTTTTTTCTAAAAGAGATCCGCCTGGCTGTGTAGTGATTACCTTTATAGGATCAAAGAAGTCTAGGTCTAAGGCTGCAATTATGCCTGTGTTGTAACTAGGCGTATATAGGTCAAGCACTATGGAGTCTACTCGTATGCTGGTCTCAGCTCTACTTGCTACATAAGCCTGGGCATATTCCAGTGCAACGGAATCGCTCTGCATAAGTAGGTTGTCTAAGAAATAACTGTGTAAGAAATACTTGTCTATGCTTGCTTGATTTAAGGCTACCTGTGCAGTGCCACCTGTTCTAGTAATTGTGGCTTTGTTAAATATCAATACATCGTTAAGAATCCAACTAGCATCAAAGTAAACAATACCTGTGCCATTGTCTGCAAAGACTGTAGGTGTCCCACCAATAGAGCCAGCCGTCACAGATCGGTCTTGGAAAACAAAACTGCCAGATGCATTTACATATAAAGAGCCATATTCAGATGATGCAACAGTACCTAACGCTTGTAATGCTGTGCGGTTAGTGCCTGGATCTGCCTGCATAGTTGTTAGCCCTGCATCTACATCACGCATACCAGATGGCCAACCAATTTGATCTAATATCTGATTAACACGTGTGCCAGATAAGTCGCCTGCCGTAGCACCTGTGACTGTGCTGATCTGTGCTAATTGGGCTAATCTAAATGCATCTACAGCTTGTATTGTAGTTATGGCTAAATCTTCACCAGAATCATCTGGGTAGGTAGTAACGTAACTTGTGATAAAGCCCTGGAATATAGGGTAAGTAACACCACTATAGGTAGCACTTATTTGCACCTTCTTCATAGGTGTAAGTAATTCGTAATATGGTCCAGTTACATTTTGTGGGTTAAAGTCGCCATTTTGATCTACTATGCGTAAAGTAAGTGTGCCTGTTTGAAATGAATCTGATAGTGCAGTACGGCCTCGGTTAGTTTCTATACGGTTTATTTGATCTGACACATCTACGATTACAGCTGTGGCATCACCTAAAGTGTTAGTGTCTAATAAGCCTGTATCTAAGATCATTGTCTGAGCAAAACCTGGCCCAGTGCTAAAGTTAATTAAAGCTTTAATTACAGGTAAGGTCATGCTATAAATCCAGCAGGTACTGTTGAGTAACCTGATCTAGTCGCCACCTGTATGCTTTCTGCTATAGCCTGGCTCATCCTGTCACCGCCTGCATCTACAGTTACTTTAATTTCTACAGGCATAGGATCTCTGCCAGTCTCGCCATAATAACTACCTGCTAAAGGATTTGTTACATCTCTTTGTCCTGAGTAATACTCTGGTGTTAATTGTGGGAATACCTGTGGCATGTTTTTATTTGATAAGCCACCAAGTCCACCACTTAAAGCACCTAACGCTGCTAATATCCCTGCTAGGTCATTTACACCTGACATTGGGTCTCTGCCAGTCTCGCCATACATTGTGCCAGCAAAAGGATTTATTTGTTTAAACTTATCAGCCGAGTCCATAGCTGCTCCTGCTAGTACAACCAAAGAATCAGTCACAGTTTTTATTGCTTCATTCTCAATATTTTGTAATTTGTATTTTTCAGCCATAGCAGCATTACCGTCTAGGATGGCTAATTTCTCAGCAATTCTTGTCTTAGTTTCTTCATCGGTAGCAGCGTTAAGGGCAGCTGTTAGATTGATGCGCTCTATATCATACTTATCTTTAAGCTTCTTTAATGCTTCTTCTGCCTTCAACGCATCTATTAACTTCTTACGATTAATCAATTCTTGTTGTTTAAGTCTTTCTTGAACCGATGGTATGCCTGAGTAGCCGCCTACGTTTGGTTGCGCTACAGGATTACTTTTGCCAATATCATTAGCAATTAAAGCCAGTGCGCCACCTATAAGTAACTTCTTTGATCCAAATACAAGGAAAGCCAAGCCTGCTAATAGTTTTCCTATATCAGTATCTGCAAATTTCTTAACTTCACCAACCAATAAACTTAAGCCTCTAACAGTATCTGAAATAGCCAAAGCAAAACTATTCATAGAATCTGCAGCGTTTTGTATAGAATCATCTTTACCTAATTTGGTTAAAGCATCTACTAAACCTTTGCCAATTATTTCTGTGGCATCTGCAGCGGCTACTTTTAGTAAATCTATTTTGCCTGCATAAGTTGTTAATCTTGCAGCAGCTTGTCCTGAGTATGCTCTTTGTAATTCTTTTAAGGCTAACTCCATGTTGCCAACTTTTAAAGCATTCTTAGATAGGGCGACTCCTAAATTCTTTAATCCTTTAGTTTGTCCGTTATAGCCTCTTACTAAGACGTCTGTTACTTGCTGTAATGACATACCTATAGCAGCGGATGTATCTAAAGCAACATTTAACGCTTCTTGACTTAAAGTAACAGATTGTGTTGCGGTTAATAAAGATTGAAATGCTGGTCTTAAATTATCGTCTAATACACCAGTTAAATTTTGCAGCCTTGCAAGATAACTTTCTACGTAGGGAGTAGCAAAACCAAGGTTGGTATTTTTTAACTGTACTTCTAAACGTTTAGCTGCTGCCTGATCATCTGCAAAAGCCTTTACTGCTTTCTTAGAAAATTGTATTAAAGCTGCTGCTCCAAAAACTGTTCCAAAAGTACGTCCTAAACTTTTAACACTCTTATCAAATGATGTTATATCTTTCTTACCTTTAGTTAAAGCTTTGCCATTCCAGGTGGCTAAGGCTGAAACTACTAAGGCTGGTGGTTTGGCCATTATGCAACCTTCTTTAATTGACTGTTATTAAACTTAGTGGCAACAATATCTATGGCTTTAACTACAGCTGCATAGACCTTGCCTTCATCTTCATACCAGGCTTTAAATATTGCTCGACCTCGTTGTGGTCCACTACCCTTCATTGAACTTAAATTCTCTGCTGCCTGATTAAATTGAATACCAGCGTTAGGGTTTAATGATTCGCCTTGTCGGCCTCTTTGCTTACGGCCTGCAGTTTCAAATATTGAGCCTGATGCAGATTTATTAGCCACATAATTTACAAGTGAAAACCCCGCTACATTACGTCTGCTTTGACCAGCAGAATACACAATACCATTACGTGCTACGTTTTGATCATAAAATGGAAACGCTCTATATTTTTGCTCAGCTGTAACATTGATTTTGTTCCAACCAGATAGGACTTCTTCGTTTGCAGGCATGTAGCCTCTAGCCCTATCTCTAATAGGTATCATGGCGTTTTTAATCTCGGCTTGCATTTCTTTATTCAGATTCTTGTCTACAGCATCCATACCAGCTATGAGTTGTTTAACGCCTGTTACGTTTACTGGCATTTTTAATCTCCTTAGCTCTATCGTTTAAAACCTGAATAATTGCTGAAAACATTTCTGAGTCCATGTTAATAAACTCACTTGGCGCAATTCCAGTTTCTACGCTTAACGCAGCGATAGAGTAAAGAGTAGAATTACGCTGTGCTATTTTTTTGGTTCGTCTAATACCTCGACAGTTTCTAGGCTGTCTATAAACTCAATACCAAATATGGGTACAGTTACGTTAGCCCTACGTAAGCACTCATGCGCTAAGAAATAAATCTCAGTCTGCCGTTCGTGATCACGTAGGACTTTACTAATTCCTGCGCCATACTTTAACTCAAAAGCGTATTCGACACCTGGCGTAATCTTGTGTTCAGATACTTCGCCATTAGCCCTTGTTATCTTTAGCTTTGCCATTACTACTCCTTATGCGACTGCTACAGCTACTGTGCTGTTGCAAGTGAATGTAATACTTTGTGATGATATATCAGCTACTGCGCCATTTACATTCTGTAGGTTATTTACCAATACAGATGCTGTGTATGAAGGGTTAGTTGCAGATACGGCAGCACTTGTCTGCTTAACCACGCATGTTACAGTAGTGCCATAAGCAGCACGTAATGTAGGAATAACTGTTGCAGCAGCATTATCATTTAGGAAGTCTAAAGTAATTGTGCTTGCCTCTAGGCCTTTAGCAAACTTATGTGCAGTGTCGCCCATAGCGGTTACTTCTAGCTCATCAAAGGATTGGTTAATAGTTACAGCTGTTACATACGCTGATAGATCAACGCTGTTTAGCGTAACGGATACGCCATTGTTTAAGAATATGGCCATG